CAGTAGCCCCGATCAAATGGACTAAACCTAGGCAATAGAAGCCAAAACCCGGTATGTAACCGTAATGTACGAAGTGATCGCGCTTCTGTTTAGTCTCGTCGTCCTGTTTCCAGTTACGGCGGATTGCTAAAATTTCACCAGTACTACGGTCGATTGTTACTACATATGGGAGTGCAATACCGTCATCTTCCGCGTAAGGCTCATCAGCGCCGTATTCAAACAGGTTTAACTCAACGTGCATCTCCAAAATCTTATATCTATCATCCATTGTGGCGTTAAAGCCCATTTTTTCCGCGATAGTTTTTTCAATTTCTTCTAATGTATTAGTCGGATCACCTAAATCAATGTCACGATAGAAGCCAGCTACTTGTAATTTCTTCAGTTCATTTTTTGTTTTACGCATCACGTGCGTTACCCGTGGGGCAGTTTGCAGGCTAGAAGCACCGTACGGCACTACAATATCTTCTGCTGCAATATAAATTGATACTTGTCGTTGCAATGATGGATCGTAATACACTTTTTTAAACGCGTTGCCGGCTAATCCTAGGCCCCACAGCATGCGTTCATGTTCTGGTCGATACTCTGGCATACCTTCGGTCAATTGGTAGTTCATATCGTCGCGTACGCGGGTTGCAGCTTTCTCTTTTTCCGGCGTTTGTTTACCGATTATCTGCGTTTTTACCGGTCCAGCGGCAGGAAAAGTCTCCATCATGGTTTCTGACTGGAATTTAACCAGAGCTTCAGCCAAAATTGGGTGATAAACACTACATGCGCCTTCCCATGGCTCAGTTCTTTCTTCAACTTTCAAGCCCAACAGGTCAATACCCTCCACATATGTGTTGAGCCAGTCTTTTCTCGAGTCAATATCAGCCTGAAAATCGCCTATCAGGTCGCCCGACAGCTGGTCAAGTACTCCAGCTGGTAAATCTTCAGCCAAATTCTTGTTAAATTCCTCATCAAGCTCAGCTCCGGGCTCAATTTCAATAGTTAACCCATCCATAGAAAGTTCGACGCTCTCTGGATCTTCAATTTCAATCTCTAAATCTGGTTCTGTGCTAGGTAGTAACTCTTCGAGGCCCACTGGAGCCTGATATACACCCTTGTCAACGTTGTTTGCCATGTTCTATCCTTTAAATTTTCTAAACTGCATCGCGTATTCGTACAAATTTGGGTATTTGTCCGGTGTTAGCTCTTCCTGATCGTATAAATTTGCGCATTCAATACTGCGTAATAAAAATAAATCTAAGTCATCCAGTGAACCATCTGGATTTTCCAGACAATTAGGTCGATCGGATACAGAAAAAAGCCTGACCAACCGGTCAACTTCCGGACCAAACCATTCCCGAACTTTAGTAGATTCTTTTGGTAGCACCGCTTTCTTAAATGCATTTGTACCATATATCGAATGCAGTCCACCAGCCAAGGCCAATATGTCACCCGCCCCCACACTTTTCATGATGTGGTAGGTCCTGATCAGGTGATCTGCTAATGAGCCTCGTTTATGCGGGATGCGCGTTGCGCCTACTTCTTCCAAAAATTTTGTCAGGAGTTCTTCAGACTCGTATACCGCCTTGGGGTCTATTGTAACCTTAAACATTAAAGTCGTTCTAACTTTTGGGCATATCCGTGTAACGCCTTTAGCACAGTGCGGAATATTCCCAGCAAACACTGCTGTCCTTCCGTAGTTTGGAATTACCGCCTTAACAATCTCTGTCTCATTTTCATTATAAAAAACGGTCTCACCGCCCCAATTGGGTTGCCATTCCTTGTCCATGTAGATGACGCACGTCTGATCCTCTTTCCGCTCTGTGTCCTTGTGGATATAACCTTCCGTACCGTATGTATGTCGATTGGCGTAGCACCTGACAAGAGTGGCTTTCCCTCCAAAAAATGATTGGTTGACTGCTTCCCATATAGGTGCGATCTTAGCTGGGAGAGACGACGATACGTCCGTTGGGTTGTTTTTAGGTGTACGTGTGAAGTCCACGTTCCAATGCCCGAACGGAATATCCGTATTACTAGGCCATCCATAGGTCCAGTTCGACGTGTCGATGAAATAATAGGCCGCATCTAGCACCTCCTTGGAGAGTACATTATCTTTAACGTTAATCATAAGTCGTAGAACCTTCTTTTACTGTATCGGTAAGTCACATCATCCTCATCATCGTAATCGGACGGCAGTTTAATAAACCCACCACGCCTGATCCTATGTAGTGCTTGGCTTGTAGAGTCGACATAGTCATCGTGATCTCCGTTAGGAAAGTCTGACAACTCCTGCATTACCTCATCAGCCCACCGCATACCTTCCGGCGCCCATACCATACCTGACGCAAACATATCAGTAATCGCATTAACCCTTGCGATCTTGTCATTACCTTTTGTTGGCGTGAACTCTGAGACCGGTATACCCATAGCCCTAAACTCTTGATACAATGCCGCGCCAGCTGATTTCTTCTCAACAATAAAAACGTCTGGTTGCCAGTCTTTATAATACTCGATCATCTCGCGCTTTAGCTCAGGGAACTCCATCCTAGCCTTCCACGCATCGAGCAGTATGACGTTTGCTTTTGAGGTTCCGGTATCTTCATCCGTTCGATAAAACACCCCCCAGCGTGTAACCGCCGAAAAGTCAGCCCTGTTATGTGCTTCCTGCGCCGCGTCAAGCGACACTATTGTAAACTCACAGTCCGGTGGGTCGTCGTGTGTCCATGGTTGCCACCACTCTTTCTTGATCAGCGCCCCCTCTTCCGTCGTCGGGTTCTGCATGTACTGCGCGTTCCACAGGTGTGGCGCGATCGTGTTCCGAATTTTCTTCAGCTCAGGCAAGGGCCAAAACTCAGGCCATAGCGACCGCTCGGCGTCCGTACCCTCATCAAATATCGCCGGAAACTCAATATACTCCCACTGATCCGCCTCTGGGTTTTTCGCTGCGTAGTCCAGTAGCCGCCCGATCAGGTCTTTCTTCGACCATCTAGTATGCACCACAATTACACATCCACCGGGCTGCAGACGCTGACGTGGACCAGACATATACCATTCCCACGCCTTGTCAAACACTTCCGTGTTCCCATTAATAATATCCTGCTCGTTATGCGGGTCATCGATAATGAAAATATCCGCACCTTTACCAGCCGCACCGCCGCCTACACCCAGCGCGTTATACACACCACCTTTATTAGTACCCCAGCGTCCAGCTGACTTCGAGTCAGTCTGCAACTCAACATCGCGAAATATAGACTTGTACGCGGGAGAGTCCACCAAGTTACGCACTTTACGACCGAAGTTAACCGCCAGCTCCGCGGTGTGAGATGCTTGCATTATTTGTTTATGTGGGTAGTTGCCAAGAAACCATGCCGGTAGTAAGAATGACGCAAACTCCGATTTGGTATGGCGGGGCGGTAGGCTGATAGCCAGCCTTTTTATTTCTCCCCTTGCGACCGCCTCAAACTTCTCCGCCATGATCCTATGATGCCGCCCACCAATAAATCCGGGCCACATCTGTTTTACAAAATCCAAAAAATGTACCTGCGCCTGCTCACCTGACTTGCGCTTCTGTAGCTCCTGCAGCACTTGTTGAAACTGTGCCTGCTTTTCCGGAGGTAGTTTAGCCAGATTGGAATGTACAATCTGCAGTTGCTCTGGTGTTAAGTCTTCAAGTTTCATCACACGTCCAAGTCAATATCTTTGATTGAGCCAACTGGCACTTCAGTCTTCTTAACTTCAAACGTATTTGTATCTGGATTTAATAGTAGGTTGATGGTTTTCTCAAACTCGGCTTGGAGTTCTTCTGTGGTTTTATGTTCAATGGTAACTACACTACGTTCAGCAAACAACCCAACATCGGATATCTTCCCGAGTAGTTCTAGTGCTTTAATTCGTTCACTGGCTTTCTGTGCAGTGTTAGCTTCCAGCATGAGTTTATTAGTAACGTAACGCCGCATACGTACAGCATCTTGTACAACCTCATGGTCAAACTCCGTCATCATCGCTTCTAAATGCAAGATAACGTCTGGTTTTGATCTATGTTTCTCGAGTGGTTCTCGATCTTGAAGGATTTCCGCAGCTGTTAGGTCTGCGTTTGGATTTGATTCTACCTGCATGCCATGTTGCATGAGTTCTATTACTGACCGTGCTCTGGCACGGACTTCTTCACGATGGCTTAAATCACGAGCGAACAATATCTCTTCCTCGTCTACACGTTCCAGTTCAGGCATGTAGGGTTGAGGATCCTCGGGATCAAAGTTTAATAAATGATTTAGGTTCTGCATGAGCTTTCGTTTCTCAAGTTGGCGTGAATATAACATATTGATTTTATTTTGCATAGTATCTTAATTGGTATGGGGGTACTTAGGTGTGGGGCGCGTTTTTAATGTCGGCTAGAAAATTTATAGGGGTGGGGGGGTAGTGTTTACTAACATTTTTTAGCGTTATTGTAGTTTTTTGTGATTATTTGAGTATAGTAGTAAGCCACTAG